ATATCATCTTTATGCAGCATATCTAGTGACCTGATAGGATGTACTGTATGCTCACAATTAGGATGCCAAATCTCATTAGTAGCTCTTGCTTGCTTGTAAGTAGGATAGCCTGCTGTTTTCCCTGTCATAGAGATAACAACTCCCTCCCAATGTTTACAAGCATCCTTAGCTCCATGCTGAGAGATAACAGCTAAATCAAAGCCAGTCTCCTCCATTTCATGAGTTACACCTTGCATAAAAGCATCATTTACTTTTGTTTTAATGACCATCTTAGAATAGGTATCTAGCTGCCATCTCCTGCCTGCCTTATCTGTAACACCCACAAAGCCATCTTTAACAATCCTCTCTGACAAACCTTTCTTAGATAGCTCCTTTTTAAGCTCATCTGCCTGCTCTTTGTAGCTAGAGTTTTGCAAGGAATGATACTGAGTGATCTTTTTAACTGTATCCCTAACTACTTTCTTGATTGCCTCTGATGTATGAGTAGTAGCTAACAAGATGTCTCCATAAGTATCTGATATTAGAGCCTCCACCTTAGCCCTCTGAACCCTGTTAAATGAGGTATTAGCAAGAGCACCCTGCATAGTTTTAGCCTCCTTGACAGATAGCAAAGTATATGCTTGTCCATCCTTAAAGACTTTCCTGATTAACTTCTCTATATCTCTAGCCATATTCTTATCTAGCTCTTTGAGCATCATGTTAATCTGCCTCATAATCTCAGCCTGTCTAATCACCTGAGGCTCATCAGGATTAAACTGCAACTGTAATTGCAGGTAATCAAACATCTCTTTGTATGTCTTAGATAGGTGCTTAGCAAGCTGTGCCTTATCCTTTTTGTACTTAGGTGTAGGCATGTTATTTTCATCTATAAAGCCCATCATTTCTCCCCCTTTTAATACCTCTCAGACTGCTCAGATTGCCCTCTAAGAGCAAAAGAAAAAGGAGACAGGACTAAGCCTGCTCCTCATCATTCTCCTCAAAGTTAAGCCCTGTGGACTCCTCATCAGTACCCTCATTAAAGATAGAAGGATTAGCAACAGCATTTCTCTCTGCCTCTGCATCCTGCTCCTCTTTAATTCTCTTAATCTCAGCATCAGCCTGCTCCTCAGTTAAGTTATGCAGCCTCATAATTGCTGTTTTCTGTGACATCAAGACAGCTCCACCTGTCTGCTGCAGATGAATGTTAGTTTGTTCCATTTCATCCTTAGGAAGTCCATCAGTAAATATTAACTTAGGCTCTGTAAACTCATAATTAGCATAACCTACAGCATCCTCTAGATACTGAGCAATCATGAATACTCTTTTAAGAGCTTTCTCATAGTACTTCCTCTTCCTCTTGATCTTTGTTAGTAAGCTATTCATCCTCCATTTAATAGCAAGACCTGAGTTTCCACTTGTACCACTGTCTCCCATGCCTAAAGCTACCTCAGGAATCTCAGCAGTAGTTAAGATAAGAGAGATAATCCTATCAATCTCTGAGTAAGCCTCTTGTAACTGCCCATTCCATGTAATGTACTGAGGGATGATGTCCTGATTCTTGTCAATCTCAAATACTTTAGAATCCTGTACATTAAACATAGGTCTGCCATCAATATCCTCTGTTAAGATACCCATACCAACAGCTAAAGCAGGATTACTATGCTTGTCCATGATGGATGCAATCTGTGATAGCCTGTTATTAAGCTCATCAAACAAAGGTCTTAATTCTGTAAGGTCATCTAAGCCCTCCCATGAATCATCTACACCAAAGTTAGGTACATGAACAATCAAAGGTACTGGTACACCTGTTAGAACAATCTCAGGCTCTCCTAGGATGTTACCTACTTTGTACTCTTTAGGTGAGCCATCAGGATAAGTAGAGATAACTGATAATTGATACTTACTGTACTCAATCTTACCTGCATAATGAGACTCTACTTGCAATATAAAGTTAGCAGGCTTAGTAGCTGCCTCAGCCTCATTAACTCTGATAGGGATAGCAATATGGTAAGCTGTAATAAGGTTTCTATTATGCTTAGCTACTACAGGGAAAACATGCTCAGCATTGACAGTCTCAATCCTTACCCTCTTAGCATCAAACAGCTCATCTACCTGACCTGCAAACTCTTGACCATATCTAACTTTGAAAAAGCTATCTCCTCTGTAAGCATTAGCTAGAGCTGACTCATAGAAAAGAATATCTAAATCATTGTCTGCTTTAAGCCTGTCAAAAGCCATTTGCTCAGGAGAGTTATCCTCTTTACCTGCTGAAACTGTTACACCATCTCCAATTAAAAAGTCTGCTGACTTCTTGGCAATTACTCCTGCTAAGTTAACTGAAACATAGAGCTTGCTGGACTTAGTGATGTTATATTTTCTGAATAGCTCCCAATGTTTACCCTCAAATAAAAGCTTATTCTCTTTGTACCTGTTAATCCTATCTTGATGCTCTAATGGAGGGAAAAACTCCCCAATTGAAAAATAACCCATCTATATATCCTCCTCATTTTTTGTATTAAAAAAGCCCAAAGGGAGTTAAATCCCCTCAGGCTTGTAGAAGTATCCTTTTTTCCTATTCACTCTTAGTAAGTTGATTGCAGATGCCAAACAATCAGGAGCATCATCATGATTATGATTAGGATACTGCAGCAGCATCTCATGCAATAACCTATGATCTTTCCTAGTCCTTACTATGCCTTGCTCAAATAAAGGCTCTAGCATCTCTATCCTCTGCTCTTTCTTAGCAGTAGGATTGACAGGTACAATCTTTGTATAGTAAAGTCCTTGCTTGATGATTGCTGACTGCAGCATTCTAAAGATTTCAAACTGTGCATTGATAGTCTCAACTCCAAATGTCTTAGGCTTATGCTTAGCAATCAGCTCTAAACACTTCTCAAGAGCCTCACTAGGAGTACACTTTTTATTCCATGACTCTAATACATATAAGACTCCTGTCCTTCTGTCTCTACCTACAATATGGATAGAGTTATAGTCAGACCTCTTATTTTTACCCATTGCAATATCATAAAAGCCAACTACATCAAGTGGAATCCTCTTACCATAGTTGTCAAACAGGTCATTGTCTGAGTAATGATAGAAATAATCCTCTCTGAATATTGCAGATTCTAGGTCACTAGGCAGGTTAAGATATTCTGAGAAAAATGCTCTTGAGCCAACCTCAATTTTCTTGAGAATTAAGGCAAAGTAGCTAAATCTAGCTCCCCACAGCACCTCTACTCCCTCATCCATAGCCTCCTGATTCTCATGATAGAAAGCAGTAGCCTCATTCAGTCTGTTAGGATTCTCAACATCTCTCAGCATAGTCTCTACCTTATCCCATAAATCCTGTCTAACAGGCTCTGAGATGATGGATGAGTAGATTTTACTGTCATAATCAGCCCTTGATAGCACATCAGGCAGTAATCCCTGTCCATGTACTAAAGTACCCATGTATATAATGGCTGTTTTGTCAATGTCACCTAAAGGAACAACAATTTTATTGAACCAATCTAAATTCTTATCTCTTAGGTCTGCAGTATTAGTGTTCTTACTGCTCTCTATGTCATCTGCAAGAATTAAATCAGGTCTGGCTTCCTTGTACCTGCTGCCTCTAAGCTGACCTCCCATAGATGATGCTTGTACCTTAATATCTGTAAAGGTAACAAATGCCTCTTGATTGTCCTCAATGTTCTTGTTCTTATTAGGATGCAGCAGCTCACCAAAGTCCTCTCTCAGCTTAGGATTGGTCTTTAAGTTAGTGGATACAAACCCTAAGAAGTTTTGAGACATTGCTATAGTTTCAGATATAATCAGGATGTACTTTCTAGTGCCATATACCACAGCATGACAAGGCTCTATATTACTAAGGTATGCAGATTTTCCTGAACCCCTAGGAGCACCCCATCCAATGTTCTTAGTTTTATTTACAGTGTTAAGGTCATCCAACTTAGAACATAACTCCCTATGAAAATCAGGTGCATCCTCAATGCTTACTCCTGCAGGAATTAGGTTAGTCTCATTAAGCTCATTCTTGTCCTCTGAGAAATACTCATAGGCAAAAAACAGTACATCAAAGTAGCCTCTAGTTATCCTGTAAATCCTACTGTAGTATCTGATGTCCTCCATGATGTCCTCTACTGCTTGGATGTCATTCTTTGAGGCAAATATATTAGCATCTACTTTAAGCTCCTCCACCTTACCCTCTAGCTTGTTAGCATACTGCTTAACCTCAGCTATAGGAGTAGTCTTGAGCCATTTCTTTAAATCATTTATGTTCATATGGTAGCTCCTCCCTCATTCTCTCTCTGTCAGCAATCCTTATCAGGATTAGCTCACTATTAAGAGCAGCAGGAGAGCCTTAATTAAAGGTAGTTTCCTTGAGCTTTTTGGGGATAGCAGTAAATTTTTCAGTTTTAAGGCATAAAAAAAGGAGAGCTATCAGTTAGCCCTCCTGTTTGTCATATTCTTTCATCTTCCTATAGAATGTAGCTCTAGATAATCCTGTTTCCTGTAAAACCTGAGCTACTGTCATATTGCCTGACCTGTATTTTAGGATAGCCTTTGCTACATCCTCATCAGATACCCCTCTTTTACTTTTTACATGGAGATAAATAGTAGGTCTTGAACATCCTACCTGCTCCTCAATGTCCTCTATCCTAACTCCTGCATTGTACAGCTCTTTGATTGCAGCTATCTGCTCCTTAGACAATCTATGAGCTGTAGCCTTTCTAGCCTCTGCATTTTCTTCCCTGATGCCTAGCTTGTTTAAATTCCTGTGAATAGTTGAGGGAGCTACTGATAGAGCCTCAGCTATCTTGAGGACTGAGATACCTTCCTCATACATCTTGACCATCTGCTCTCTCTTATTATCTGTCATTGGATAGTTACCATTGCCTTGTGCCATTAGTTAGCCTCCTTGAGTTTTCTATATAATGTAGCTTTGCTTACTCCTGTTATATCTGAGATTTCTTTAGTAGTGTGATTGCCTGCATTGTACAGCTCTATAGCATAAGCTACCTTGTTTTTATTAGCTGTAGGTCTGCCAAACTTAACTCCTTTTTCCTGAGCAACCTTTACCCCTTCTCTTACCCTTTGAGTAATCATCTCTCTTTCCATCTGACCTAAAGCTCCCATAACTGTAAGGAGAAACTCACTCATAGGGTTATCACTTGTAGTATCTAACCATGAATCATGAATGGATTTCAGTGATGCTCCTTTAGCCTTGATTGTTTCAACTATCTCAAGCAAGTCCTTTGTAGACCTTGATAGCCTAGAAATTTCTACTATAAGAACTGTATCACCTTCCTGCAGCTCAGCAAGCATCTCATTTAGTGCCGGTCTGTCTCTCTTTGCTCCTGATATTCTATCTGAGTATACTATATCGCAGTTTTTAAGTTGTGCCTGCTGTCTTTCAAATGTTTGCTCATCCTTTAATGTTGAAATCCTCATGTATCCAAATGTCCTGCCCATTTTCAAAACTCCCTTATCTGTATCATTTGTTAACAGTATAGCACTCTATAGAAATAGATGCAACAATTATTTTACACTTGATACAAATACAAAAAAGAGAGCATTGCTGCCCTCCTTAGATACTGGTGATATTCATGTTTAGATATGTCCTTGCCCAATCTTTGAAATGCTGCAGCTTGCTGTAAGGTTTATTGATGTCCTCCCCAAATGTTAAAGACCTTTTAGCAAGAGTTAATTTCCAGTGAACATACTCAGGCTTGAAAAGTGGAAAGCCATTGATGACCTGTGTGGAATCTGACTCAGCATGTACATCATATTTAAAGATAATATCCCCTGAGAAGTCTCTACTGTATGGGATGTATGCCTTGCCCACTCTGTAGCCTCCTCTGTTCTCTTTCTGCTCAAGCATCCTCTGAGCAAATGGAGTATTGGATGTAACATGGATGTAGTATCTCTTTTTATCATCCTCAGCTATAATGTCTACTCCCATTACAGAATCCAGCAAAGGAAATGTAGTGATCTTTAACTCTGACTGCTCCTGCAGGATACAATCAAGGTGCAGCTCAATCACTTTACTCATGTAAGTCCTTGTCAATCTCAGCTTGCAAGCCTCAATAAGAGTCTCAGATATTGTTATCTCAGGTCTATTCTCTAGAATCCACTCTATCATTATATGAATACCTTCCCCTACATACTCTTTCTGAGTAGGCAAAGTTTGTTTCTGATGCAAAAGGTTATCAAACAGGCTAATAGCATCCTGCCCAAATGATACAATATCCTCTAGGGCATTTACTTCCTGTTTCTGCTCAGGTGTAAGTGTTCTTTTGTCCATTCTTGCAATAGGCTTGTACTCATCTATTGTTAAAAGCTGCTCAATCATGCTTGCTGTAAATTGTACTGTCATTTCAGTACCTCCAAAGTAGTTAATCAGATAACTTATCTGTCAGAACTACTATTAGAGAGCCTGTAATTTGCTGTGACTGAACAAAAAAAAGACAGAGCTATTAAGCCCTGTCCTCTCTTGTATCTTCCTGTAATTTTCCTATAAGTGCTGTTTGCTCATAATGATAAATATAATAGATGCATTCAGTAGTACCATTCAGATACTGCTTATAGCCAGTCTCCTTGAGGTTAGCATAGTAATCATCTGCTCCTACATCTCTAATTCTCTGCAGCAGGTACTTGCAGATGTTAACTATGTCCTTAGAATTTACATCTTGCAGAGTATATCCCCACTCCTCAAGCAGATGCAAAGCCATCTCAGGAATATCCTCTAAGTATGATGTCTTGTCCATATTGCTCCCCCTAAAACAGAACATTTGTTCTCACCTATAACATTATAACAGGGTAACAGGATGCTGTACAGTAAAAAATAGACAGAGCTTATAAGCCCTGCCTGTACCATCCATCTATATTACTGTTTCTTGAGTATTCCTCTCTGTACCTTGACTCAGATACTTCTTGATTAGCCATTTTGAGTAGATGCTGCAGTCTATCATTTTCTATTTGCAACCTCTTTAGCTCATTCTGCATGATTCTATAGTCAATAGCAGGCAAGACTGCCATTTGAGCAGAATACTCATGATAGCCCTCAGAGAAACTATGTTTAACCTGTACCTTTTCTGCTACTGCCTTGCCCATCAGAGTAGCTACCTCTGTTTTAAGGTATGCATCCATACTAGGCATGTGGTGATGTCTCATTTCCCAATCTGTCATTTGATGTCTAACTGTAAGAATGTTGTTATCTTTCATTGTTCTGCCTCCTAATGTATATTCACAGCTACTATTAGAAGTTATTTGCAGGAGTGTGACAAAAAGAAAAGACAAGACTTAGCAAAGTCCTGCCTGTTTTAACCTTCTATATAATGTAGCTTTTTTTACCCCTGTTGCAGATGTAATCTCTTTTATTTTGTATTCCCCTGTCTTATACATTTCTATAGCCTCAGTGAAATGACTGTCAGGCAAGGGAGGCTTACCCATAAAATCACCCTCTAGAGTGTAGCTCTGCCCTAGCTTTTTAGTATTGAAAGGAGGCTGATGTATCTGCAGTAGATAACCCTCATAGAACTCCTGATATACTTTGTTAGTTTCATAGAGTACTGATATAGTCAGTTCCTTACCTGTATTGATACTTTTACCTATCTGCTTGTTACCTTTGCCTTTGCCTGAAAGATGCTCCTTGAGCCTATGCTCTAAATCTTTTGAGATACCAATGTATAAAATGTCCTGCCCATCTTTAAATATGTAGATACCCCCTTGCTTAGAAAGCTCCTCCCTGTATTGGTCAAAGTCACTTACTGTAAATGTATGCCTAATCTCAGGTATTTGCAGCAGTCTATTGTCTATTAGTTGCTGTAATGTTATTTGTTGCATATTAGCTCTCCTTAGTAACCCTTTTGGAGCTACTATTAGAGAGCAGTTATTTTTCTGTGACTTGCTGTATATGTACTGGAAACAAATGTAAGCCAAGATATTTTATATTGCATATTTATCTGAGGCACTTGACTACCCCTCTCCTACCCCCCTATCCCCCTATGGGGAGGGTTGACAAACAGAAAGAGTTATGCCTGTTGACATTTAATTATATGTATGATATAGAGCAGGTGTCTCACAGTAACAAAAAGACCTCTTTTTGATACAATTATTTAAGCCTTGATTCTATTGATGTCATTCAGTCTCATAAGTCTGTATCAAAAAGAAAAGAGACAGAGCCTCATCAGCTCTGCCTTTGTCTCACATCTTATTCAGTTCTTTAAGTAGTTCATCCATAGTCTTATCCTCAGTAGTAACAGTAGTCTCTTGTACATCTTTAAGTCTACCCTGATTCTTGAGGACTAACTCAATAGCCTTTAGTTTATTGCCTACCTGTACATTGCTGTTATTAATAATCATCCTGAGCTGTGTGTATGTGTCAGATAAGAATGATCTTTGTACCTCCTCTGATTGCCTGATAAGCTCTGAGTTAAAGGCATCATTCTTTTTCCATTCATATATAGTAGAAGGATTAACCCCCACCTCTTTAGCAATAGCCTCATTAGTTAAGCCATTTACATCCTTATATATCATGAGTGCAATAGCCTTATACTGCTCAGGCTTTAAGACTGTCCTTCTTGTATTAGCCATACTGATAAAACCCCTTCCTGTAATATATTTTTAGCTTGACTGTACTCCTCATTTGTTGGACATTTCACCTTTCAGCTACTTACTTGCCTTGACTATCAGATACAGTTTAAGCCCTGTGATAGCAAAGATAATGCCTACATAAAGTAAATCAGGTATCAAAATACCCTCCCCCTCCTATTTTCCAATACCCCTACTGCTAGAAATAGCTCTTTTACTGACCTCTGACTGCATAAAATTTCTAGTATTAATCTTGTACAATCTTGGAGTAAAGGGTAAATAAAAAAGCCTGACCTGCAATAGCAGACC